CACACTTGGAACACAGAACATTGCCACTAGCTATCCACAGCTTCTAAAGACTGATGGCTTGGGCGGGATAGACGGCACGTTACAGACCATTACGGATGGCGATAATACATCTAGCGCGTTGCAATTATCTACGGCAGGAGTTAGATCCACTGGAACTTTGAATTCAGCAGGCGCGACCACTCTGTCATCCAGTCTGGCTGTTACTGGTGCGGTCACACTGTCTTCCAGCTTGTCCGTAACAGCAGCCTGCACTTTGTCCTCAAGCCTCGGCGTAACAGCGGCAGCAACCTTTAGCTCAAGCGTATCGGCCACAACTGGTACAGTTACTATCGGAACTCTATCAGCCAGCACCGCAACAATCAGCACCGCAACAATTAACACCGCAACCATCCCGCTTCAGCTTGGCACAATTACTTTTGGATCTAACATTACCGCCTCAACTGGAACGGCTACGATTGGAACTCTGTCGGCAAGCACAGCCACAATTTCTACGGCTACAATTCCGCTTCAACTTGGAGCTATTACCTTCGGATCAAACATTACTGCCTCTACTGGTACTGCCACGATTGGTACTGAATCAGTAAATGTATCAACGATTGCTTCTGCTACATTTGGAACAGTCAGGATTACTGGTTCTACTGGTGGTGTAAAAGCATTTAATTATGGAACTGCTGCATTTACTGGCGCAACGCTCCAAGACCTTGACTCAGTAACAACTGGATCAAATATAACAACTGGAACATTTACAGTTTCTGGTGCAGCGATTGGGGATATTGTTTTTGGTGGACTTACTTCACTTAGTTCAAGTTCTGGAACCGCTGGAGTGCCTACCGCTGGGGCAAGAATGATGAGTACATTTAGAACAGAAGCAACCGATGTTGTAAGATACACAATTCTTAATACAGATACAGTTTCACATGGTACAATTCCTGCTGGCACAATTTACGCAACAGCAATAAGGGTGGTAGCTTAATATGGCAATCAAATTCAATCGCTCGCAGACTTTTGCAACCAACGGAACGGTTACAGCCGCAGCGTTGCACAACCTAATTGACGGAACAGACATCTACCAAGCGTTAATCACCGATCAGACGGCTATGACTTCGGTTGGTAGCCTTGACAAGCTACTGATTGCTGACTCCGATCTTACGGCATCCGATGCCCCAAGATCTGTAACTGTAAACGAATTGTTTGAAGATGCACTCACTTTAAGCACATATACAAACATAAAAGCTACTAATGCTGCGATTACTACTGGAACGATTGCAACCCTTAATTCTACTACTGGAACGATTGCTGGATTCAGAAGTACAACTGGAACTATTGCTGGTTTAAGTAGCACCAATGGAACTGTAACTACGCTTAACAGTACCACTGGAACAATTGCTACGCTCGTAGCAACAAATAACGCAACCATTAGTGGATTAAGTGTTGGCAAGGGAAATAGCAGCATAGTAAGCAATACGGCAATTGGTGCAAACACGTTAGCGGTAAGTACAACTGGATCTAATAATACGGCTGTTGGGGCAAGCGCGCTTGGTTCAAACACGGCTGGATCTCAAAATACAGCTATTGGATCAAATGCTTTAGCAACAAATACAACTGGTGCTAGAAATACTGCAAGCGGTGTAAATACACTAGCATACAACACAACTGGAGTTGATAATGTTGCCGTTGGAATGAGCGCACTCATTCTAAATACAACTGGATATAATAACGTGGGAATTGGGTCAGGCTCACTAGGCGGAAACACAACTGGACAAAATAATACGGCTGTTGGAGCAAGTTCCCTTGCGGCAAATACAACTGGAAATATTAATACGGCTGTTGGATCGAGTTCACTTGCGGCAAATACAACTGGATCATTTAATACTGCTGTTGGAATCAATTCTTTAACAGCCAATACAACCGCAGTTAGAAATACCGCTATTGGTGCGCAAGCTTTAGCAGCAAATACAATTGGATCATATAATACGGTTGTTGGATCAAACGCGATGCAGGGAAACACAACTGGAGAACTAAATTCAGCTTTTGGAACATTTGCACTTCAAAACAATTCAACTGGAGACAACAATACGGCTATTGGGTATGGGGCTTCATCGGCAAATACAATAGGAGATAATAATACATCGAATGGAGTATCTGCACTTGCGTCCAATACGACTGGAAGTCGAAATACGGCAATTGGTTCGCAGGCACTCATTACAAATACAACTGGATTACGGAATACGGCGATTGGATATGCTTCCTTGGCGCTAAACACAACTGGAGCAGATAATGTAGTTAATGGGAATGCAGCTGGATATACAATTACAACTGGAACAGCAAATATTTGTATAGGCTCAACTTCAGATGTTAGTTCTGGAACAATATCTAACGCAATTTCAATTGGATATGGAGCAACTGCTCAATTAAATGGAGAAATTGCCTTTGGAACAACTCTTTCAACTAAAACAAATATTGGCGCAAATGGTGCTGCAACTGCACTTACGGCAGTTCCAGTAGGATATATTAGAATCAGAATTGGGGCTACTGCATATCAAATTCCCTATTACAACGTATAAAACAAATGAATACAGAAATTACACCAGCAAAAAGATATTCCGCTGCGATGGACAGCGTTAATCTTATTAATAACAGGATTATCGCAGGGGAAGGAAATGAAACTCAAGATCAACGCAAAAGCTATATTGATAGAAATGTAGAGCATCTAAAGCTGGCTATTGCTTGGGATATATGGACAACAGAGGATCTTTCTCCCCTTAATCTTGCAATAGAAAATGGCTCTAATTGGCTATCTAATAACTAAATGACCTTAACCGAGATCGCTCAGTACGCAGGCGAGAAGGTTGGGAAGACCGACTCGGATACGCTTATTTTCTTGCAGAAATCTGCAAGCTTGGCCTACAGGCGTGTATGGGACTTTGCCCCTTGGCGCGAGACTGTAACAAACTCAACCTATTCAGTTGGAACAAACCGCACGATCACGCTTGGCACGAATGTAGAAACACCCCTTTCGGTGGCTTACAACGATGCCGAAGTTGACCCGATTGACCTAGCTACCATTATCAGCCAAGACCCAGGCTTGCTTGACGATGCTCGTACAGGCGATCCAGATACCTACCATTTTACAGGCCGAAACAGCATTGGAATTGCGGAACTAAACCTCTACCCAAGGCTTGCCACATCTGGCACAATCCCATTGCGTGTTGTTGAAAAGCTAAAATGTCTTACCCGCACAAACATCATTGTTGACTTTCCTCCAGATCAAACGGCATTGGATGACGAGCTTCGTCTTCCCCACGTTCATCATTTGGTTCTTGCGTTGACCCATGCCGATGCACTTGAGCGCGAACGGCAGTATGCCAAAGCACAAGCAATCACGCAGGGAGCAAATTCTGATCTTGCAGCTATGGCTAATTACGAGTTGAGCCAGGTTGGAGGAATCAAGCAGATAACTCCACAGAGTCTTGGCGAGCTAACCATAGAAGAAATGTTCTCTGCTTAGGAGGCATTCTCTTGTATTACTCAGATAATTTAGACGATCTTCTAGCGTTTGACGGAATCCGTAGTTTTACTGGCGGCCAAGCCAGCGGTTTGCAATCTGACTTATTAGCAGATAATCAAACTCAACAATTGGTCAATATGACCCTGTCTCCAAAGGGTAGCCTTGAGACACGCAAGGGCGTAACAAGCTTTAGCACCACAGCTACAAGTCAAGAAGGCTCAATCGGAGGGATGCGATATTACGATACTTCGCAATCCGAAAGGCTTGTGTCCGTAACACAAGGCAGGCTTTACACAATTGATTCAAATGGAAATGCGCAGCTACGTCCGGCCGATCAAATATGGGATAGTTTTACTGGAGCTACTCGCACATGGGATAACGAAAATCAGCAATGGGCTGATGGATTTTCTACTGATTACAATGTCAGGGTCAGCATGGCTCAATTTAATGACAAGATGTATATGGCCGATGCTGATGGTCCTCTTTACTTTTTTGATGGATCGTCAACGGGTGGGACTGGAATCACAACAAGACAAGGTGGCAAGGTTAGGGCGATAACAGTTACAACAGCAGGCACTGGTTACACAAGCGCAACGGCAGTTGTTACTGGACCAGATTGGGGCGGAACACTTCCAACGCTAATCACAACGGTTGCGGGCGGTGCAGTTACTGGGGTGACTGTTGTGGAGGGCGGATCGGGATACTCTACCGAGCCTACGGTAACAATAATTGGCAATGGGGCTGGTGCAACAGCCACAGCTACGGTTAGTCCTCCTCCGCTAAATTTAAGGCTTTTAATCAATACTGGAAATAGGCTGTTTGGGGTTGGATCTTCTACAAACAGAAATACTCTCTATGCTTCAGACATACTAGACGCATCTATTTGGGATTCATCAAATAGCATTATTGTCAACGCAGATGATGGCGATGAAATTACTGCCATTGTCCCGTACTACCAGAACCGCATTATGGTTTTCAAAAAGAGGCGCATATTTCAAGTTACAATACCCCCAGATGCTACTACTGCTGCCGATTGGACTGTTGAGCTAATTTCAAATAATACTGGTTGCGTCGCAGAGGCATCTGCTGTCCAAGTGAACAGCGACATATTCTTTCTTTCAGACGATGGCATTAGGTCGCTTGTACGTTCAGCCGCAGATGATTTCACATCTGTTGGGCTTCCATTATCTGAAGTAATCAAGGATGTTATCCAACAAATCAATTCTGCAAAGATAGGAATAGCTGCTGCTCACTTTTACGATAACAGATATTTTCTTGCAATACCCACAGCGTCCAATGATTTTAACGATACCATTATTGTGTACAACACAATTCTTGGCGCATTCGAGGGAACGTGGACTCCAGATGTAATGCAGTTTGCATTGACTAATTTTCAAGATCAAGGCTTGAGGTTGATGATGAAATTGACCACAGGACAGATCACGGAATATAGTGGATACAAGACACCAGCGCAGGTTACATCTGCTGATTATCGTGACTTTGGTGTTTATACGACAACAGCAGGTACAACCACAACCACGTCAACTGGTGTATTTGATTACGAATCTTCAGTACGAACGAAGGATTTTAATTTTAGTGATCCATTCGCATTAAAGTATGGAAGCTATTTTGAGGTGATATTTGATGACTCATTCTCAAGCGATACAACAATATCAATTCAGCGAGATACAGACGTTGGAGACATTGATGTTCAGCCAAATGTTAACATATCTAGCTCTGCCCTTACTCTTGAATTTCAACTTCCAGCAGTTCTGCCGACATCTGTTAAGAAAAAGCTGGCAAGCGACCTTCGCAAATACGAGAAGTGGAGACTGCTTAACGTCAAGATTCAAAGCGCAGCAAACAAGATGGCGATACGACAGATCACGGCAGCAGCTAATCCAGATACAATCCAGATTCAGAAATCTATATGACGACTGTTGAGTATATTGAGCAAAGCGGTGTTCCAGAGGCTATGTGGCCTAACCTTGAGGCTTGGTACGGTTGGTTTGAGAAGCAGGGCATGGTTGGCATTGTGGAGGATAAGGATGGGATTGCTGGGGTGGCTTTGGCTAGGTGCATAAAAGACGGGCAAAGGCCTGACCATTATGTGCATAGC